CGCACAGGAAGATGTTCCAAAGTATTACTGCGACTACGACTACACACACTGGTTGGTCGCCCCGACTCCCGCAGATGACTACTCCTACGAGGTTCTCTACTACGAGCGCTTGGCGCCTCTAGACTCCTCAAATCAGTCAAATTGGTTCACGCAGTACGCTCCGCAAGCGTTGCTGTATGGGTCATTGTTGCAGGCTATGCCGTTCCTGAAGAACGACGAAAGAATGCAGATGTGGCAGGCACAATATGATCAAATCGTCAATGTCCTGAAGACGGAAGACACGCTCAGGATTGGTGACAGGCAAGCTGTTGCGAAGGATTCCTGATGATTTGGTCAGTTTACATCGCCACCAATAAGTCCAATGGTAAGCAATATGTCGGCATTACCAAGGACTTGAAGCGACGCTGGCGTCAGCACTTTTCTGTGAATGGCAGCGCTCCTGCTTTGCATGCGGCAATTAAGAAGTACGGAGAAGATGGTTTTGTTTTTACGCACATCTGCGACGCCTTTGATTTTGAGTGCGCTTGCGATCTAGAAAGACTTCTGATCCAACAGCACAACACTAAGTCTCCTTATGGATACAACTTGACGGATGGTGGGGATGGTGTTGTTGGCCGCCCGATGACAGATGACGAGAAAGAAGTTCGTAGAAGGGCCGTCAAGTGTTTCGTCGATGGACTGTCTCCGGAGGAGCGTTCTGCCAAATTTGGTGCGGCAAAGGGACGCAAGTGGACGCCAGAGCAAATTGAGCAAATCCGTGCGTCTAACAAAGGCAAAAATCTTGGCAAGAGGCCATCTGACGAGACTCGAAAAAAGATGTCTGCCGCCCATAAGACGCGAATCCGCAAGCCGTTGAGCGAAGAAACCAAAGAGAAAATTCGGCAGACGTTGCTTGGTCGTAAGATGAAAGAATCAGAGAAGTCAAGGCATGCAAGTTTTGTGGGCCGCAGGCACACAGAAGAGACGAAAGCCAAAATTCGCGCTTCAACCATAGCAACAAAGGCTCTTCAAAAGGCCAAAAAACTTGCCGAAGAAGAGGTAACAAATGCCTAGCTTTAATTCGGTCTTCACGGGCAACGTCATTCAGCCGACGGATGTCTCGTATCGCAGCATTACTCTGTCGGCCAACACGACTCTTTCGTGGCCTATCAACGGTAACGCGACAGATAACTATGCTGCGCGGATCATGGACGTTACAGCGACTGCTGGGTCGCTGCAACTGGCTATGCCGCCTGCCAATCAGGCTTCTGTTGGTCAAGACGCTCTGATCCGCAACATTGGTGCCAATACCTTTGTTGTCACTGACTACAACGGCAACACGATTGTTTCGATTGCCGCCAGTGAAGCCAAGTACATCTACATCAAGACCAATGCCACCACGGCCGGAACGTGGGGGATCATTGCGTTTGGCGTAGGAACATCCAATGCGGATGCCTCGACGCTTGCGGGGTATGGTCTCAAAGCAATCAGCAACACGCTGAATTCTGCTTTCCCGGTCAATACGTTCTCTTCTAACTACACCGCGGTAGATGCAGATCGAGCCAGTGCTTATGTGTGGACTGCAGGCGCAGGAACGCTGACGCTGCCGGTAGCCACTACGGTTGGCGACGATTGGTACTTCTTGGTTCGCAATGGCGGGACAGGGACGCTGGCGGTTACCCCTCCTGGGGGTACGCTGATCAATGGCTCTGCGAGCCTTGATATGCAGCCTGCTGATTCATGCTTGATTGCATGCTCAGGAACTGCGTACTACACCGTCGGTCTTGGGAAGAGCACGCTGTTCAACTTCACGCAGTTAACGAAGGCTGTTACAACCGGCTCTTACACATTGACTGCGGCAGAGGCGTCAAACCCAATCCAGAAGTACACGGGGACGCTTACGGGTAACGTGACAGTCACTTTGCCTCAAACGATTCAGGTCTATTACGTTACTAATCAGACTGATGGAACCGGCTCCGGATACACCATTACCTTTACTACGGGTGTTTCTGGTGGCGGTACAGCCGTTATCCCTGCGGGCCAGCAGGTGATCTTGCTGTGCGATTCAGTCAACCTACTGAATGCTTCAACGATTGCTGCTGGTGCTTCTGTGTTGTCTCTTGATAACGGTAACGTAGGATCTCCCTCGCTGAACTTTGCAAGCGAGACGTCTACTGGTGTGTATCGTCCCGGATCTGGTGAGATCGGTATGGCTGTTTTGGGTGTCAAGAGATTTGGCCTAACAGCAACGGGATTGAATATCACAGGAACGGGTAACTTCACTGGCGGCGTTCAGGGTGGTACGTTCTGATGACTGCAAAAGTCTTCGCTCTTGATACGAAATCTGGCATCCAGAGGGATGGAACTATCTTTGACAAGCAGTTCTATAGCGATGGGCGTTGGGTTCGTTTTCAGCGCGGAAGACCTCGAAAGATAGCAGGATACAGAGTTATCTCTAGTCAACTGAGCGGCCCGTCCAGAGGCATTTGGGTCAATGCTCAGGACAGCTTCAACTACATTTTTAGCGGCTACAGTGATGGCTTGCAACAGCTTGTAATTGACGACAACGGTGTTGGCGCTGGTGTTTCAGATTTCACGCTGAGTAACTTTACTGCAAGTGTGCTGAACCTCTGGCAGTTTGACGGGTTCTACGATGTAGACGGATCTGGGAATGCTTCGTTGGTGGCGCATCCTGGGCAGAACCTAGCGGCAACAGACTCAACGGTAAACACGCCAGTTCTGATTGGCAACATCAACGGGACTACGATGTCTCAGATTGGTGTGTTTACTGACACTGCAACTACATCAACTGGTTTGCCTACAGTGACTCTAGCGGCAACCAATCTGTTGATCGGTGCGGGTCAGGCTGTTACTGGAACTGGCATACCTGCCAACACAACTGTTGTTTCTGTCTCCACTACGACGGTTACGCTGTCCAACAATGCCACTGCCTCTGGTCCTGTAACTCTGACGTTCAACAACAATGTTCAGGTCTCTGGTGGAGTTGTTACTCTGCACCCGTATGTGTTTGTCTACGGGAACAATGGCCTGATCAGGAACTGCTCTGCTGGGAATGCTCAGGACTGGGTGTCCGCGGATGCCAATGAAGTTAACGTGGCTACAGGAAAGTTCGTTCAGGGGCTTCCGGTTCGAGGTGGCTCTAACTCTCCCAGTGGTTTGTTCTGGAGCCTGGATAGTCTTGTCAAGGTGAGCTACATCGGTGGTCAGGGGACTCCGGCTCAGTATTGGCGATACGACATCGTCTCAAGCCAGTCTTCTATTCTGTCCAGCCAGTCAGCGATTGAGTACGACGGCGTGTATTACTGGTGTGGTGTGGATCGATTCCTGCTGTACAACGGCGTTGTCAAGGAAATCCCTAACGACCTGAATCAGAACTACTTCTTTGACAACCTGAACTATGCACAGCGCCAAAAGGTGTGGGTGACGAAAGTTCCTAGGTTTGGAGAGATTTGGTGGTTCTACCCGCGGGGCGACTCCACTGAGTGCAACGATGTCATCATCTACAACATCCGCGAGAACACTTGGTATGACGCTGGTCAGGCACTAGGAGCAAGAAGGTCTGCGGGTTATTTCTCTCAGGTGTTTGCTTTCCCTGTTGCTGCTGGATGGGATGCTTCTGAAGAAGTTGAGGTCACAACTGCAACAGTAAACGCGACCACTGGAAGAGATCTTTTGCTTCTAGACACCTACAACGTAGATGTTACGGTTGGTCTGATTATTTCAGGCACCAACATACCAAGCGGCGCTTCCGTTCAATCTATCACTTCAAGCAACATCAAGACTCTTGGTGCGATTGTTGGAGGCGCTGGTTATCCAAACGCGACTTACACCAATGTCCCGCTTACAGGTGGCTCTGGTGCTGGAGCGTTGGCAACAGTTACGGTCAGCGGTGGATCTGTTACTGCTGTGTCGATAACTAACCCAGGCGCAGGGTATGAGATTGGTGACTCACTGAGCGCAAGCAACACAAACCTTGGTGGCTCTGGAGCGGGTTTTTCTGTTCCTGTCTCTGCAATTTATGCGCAAGGCATTGAGATGTCTTTGGTTGCAACAGGAACAGGATCAAGCACTGCTACGTTCAAGACGGAACCAGACCTTATCAACATCTACCAGCACGAATTTGGTGTCAATGCTATTGACGGCACGAACGTGACGGCTATTGAGAGCTACTTTGAGACGAATGATCTTGGATGGGTTTCTGGTGGACCTTCGCAACCTGTGATGGAAGGTGCAAACCGTTGGTTGAGGCTTGAGCGTGTCGAGCCAGACTTCATCCAAGAGGGTGATATGTCTCTGATCGTAACGGGAAGACCTTACGCTCAATCAGAAGATGTTGAGTCTGACCCCTATACGTTTGCCCCAAATACGAACAAAATTGACATGAAGGAACAACGCCGTGAGTTGCGGCTGAAGTTCGTGTCAAATGTGGCTGATGGCGACTATCAGCTAGGCCGAGTCATCTTAAGTGCTGACATTGGTGACGTCCGAGGTTATTGATCCCCTGAAGGAGTAAATCATGGCAAATGCCATTTATCCGAAGTACAAGGAAGTCATCCTTGGCGCAGCAACCAACACGAACCTGTTGACCGGAACCGTAAAGGTTGCCCTAGTTGATACGGGAACGTACACCTACAACGCAGCGGATCAGT